GAACGAGACCACATCTTCCGCAAACCCTGCTGATACGACAGATCAGCACGCACCGACGCAAGACCAATGCTCATGCCATGTTCCACGAACGACTGCGAAAACCCATGACCGCGCGCCAACGCGGTCCCCATCGCCGCCAAATTACCCAGCGGCGCCGTCGTGCCGGACGCACCGGTCCCCGACGTCTGAGCAATCGGATTGATCGTCACCGGCGTCGAACCGCCGCCAAGATACTCGGGACGCTGCAAACGCGCATCGGGCGAAATGACACCGAAATGCGCGCGAATCATCTCCGTATAACGCGTCCCACCGCGCGCGTCACGCTCCAAAAGTTTCTGAATCTGAAACGACTGACGCAACGCGTTGATCGTCGAAGCCGTCGCCTGAGACAAATCCGCGTAAAGATTCTGACGCGACGACGTGGGCACAAGCGCAGTATCCGCACCCCATGTATTACCGTACCGGGTCTGCGATACACCACCGGCATCACGCCCAAGGACAACGAACTTGTCCTCTTCCGTACCGCCACCGACAAAACTGTCATAACGGATAGCCGCACGATCACCCAGCGGCAACGTCACCGCGTCACCTTTCTGCGGCCACGGCAAACATCCAGTGAAATAATCATGCCGCTTGCCACGACGCAGCAGCACATAATCCGCTGGATTATCCGGACCATCGTCCTTATCCACAACCACAGAATTTTGCAAATTCTGGTCGCGGAACCACTCATTATAAATGAGATTGTAAGCGCGCAAGAACAACGCCGAGTGCGAAACGGTAGCACCGCCAACGACTTGACCGACCGTCGGCAAACCCATGTAATCCTGAAGCGATCCAACAGCATAACCACCAGCGGGGCAGACCTGCTGAGGCACTACATACGAAATCGAATCCGAGGGATCATCGCGCTCACCCATCAGTCGCACCCAGTTGGTCCAAACCAACCGATTCGGCACGAAAAAGAAAAACGTATCCAGATGGAGATTATCCATCACCGGAAACAGCGGAGTAGCCAACCGACAAAACGCAGTCAAGTTCAACCGAAACGAATCCCCCGGCAACACTTCATCCACGTAGATCGGGACCAAATAACCCGCATCAAACGCTGTCTTATGCGTCGATTGACGATCGAAACGCGACCGCGGAATATCCGCTTGCGGAATCATTGCAAACTGATGAACCGAAACGCTCTTATTACGAAACATCACGCACTCCTTAAAAAGGAGGCGGCCGAAGCCGCCAACCTATCAAACGTTAGTACCGTCCAACAACTGCTCACGGTCCGCTTCAACCACACCGCAAATATCGTCGAACTCACCAACACGCCACAACGAAAAATCTTCGGGATGCGCGTGCATCTGAGAATCCGACCGCTTCACTTCATCCGAAAACACCCGGATCGCCGCTCCATCCGTACGAGCGACCCAGACCGGCATATACTGCATCATCTTCTTGTCATACACCGAATAAATCTTCACAGCGAAAACTCCTCGGAACGCAGGCGAGCAACCAGATTGTTCAGCTCCGCAATTTCTTCATTGCGGATCTTCTTGATCGCCGCATTCTGTTCCTTCGCCGCCGCACGACGCAGAATTTCCACACGGCAACCGATACAATCGATCAAGCACTCGCGTTCTTGATCCGACAGCTTCGAAACCTTCTCACCAGCCATGATAATCTCCTAAAGACCACGTTTGAGGAACTTAACTCGCGCTTTAGCGACTGTTTCCTTATCACCTAAGCGCTTATCTGTATTATCGTACCTCGCACGATAATTGTCAAGCTCTCTCTTACATTTAATTTCGTTATACTTCACCCGGTCACGACGACGCAAAAGCTTATCATAGTAACGAGGCACAGAACACTCAACACCATTAACGATACATGCATCACGCACTTCAACATCAGACTCGCCATACTTCTCATACCACCGGCGCCCAACCGCCGGGTTACGCGACGCCTGACAAAATTCGGCTGGACGTACGAACACCTCTCCTGTCTCACGATCAACAACCGTGTAATGGCTCTCAGCCATATCACCCGTCACCTTCTTCATAATATAACGAGCAACATACGCTGCCGTACGGAAATTAAATTCCGCTACGGACGCAAATCCAAAAGGCCAGAGCTTGCTAAGAACTTCAGAAGTGAAAATAAAATTATCTGATCCTGTCCTTGCGTGAGAAACAGCATCACGAAAACCGACACCAAACAAGCAAGCGTGATAATGCGCACGATGGGTTGTTTCACCATACTCCCCGCACATAAAAAAAGAAATTGACTGACCAGCAAAATGCTTACGCAACCGTTTCATAAACTTCTGAAAATCCGGATAACGCAAACAGCCGCCGGGCGGCAAATGCTCATCGTCATATGTCAGTGTAATAAAACAATTCTCATCATGCATCGACGCCTCTTGCACACAACGAGCCGCCCACTGGCGACTCCGCTCAAGACGGCAACCTATACAACGGCCACAAGGCAACAATATTTCATCACCGTCGCCACGATCCACGAACAGAATAGTCCCATCACGCCGCCGATAAGCGACAAGAGGATGATAGCACGCCACATCATCACAGACGCCAGCCGCCACGCATCGGCATGCGCGGAATATTCGCAGCCTTCGTACGCGACACCTGAGAACGGAACTTACGAGCAGACTTACGCTTGCTCACACCACCACGAGAAATAGGACGCATAATAAAAACTCCTTTCATTAGGAAAGAGAATAACAACGATAATCGCGGAGAAAAACGCTAACGCTAATCCACGCTCTTATCAAAACCTCGCTCATGAGGACAACGCCTCACGAGCAGTAACTAAAGAATAGTCCAGAAGGACATAAAAGGACACGTCGGGAAACCACTAGTGTCACTTGGCACACTTACATCAAGTGCAGTAAGTGTGCCAGGGCGCCACGAGCGCTACGCCGTCCATGTCCTCGGCCGGGATCACCGGCCGACCCGCTACGCGGGCAAGGGACAGCATGGACGGTCAAACGCCCTCGCCGGGCGACGGCTCCGAGCTCGCAAGGGGAGAAGGCTCAACAGCTGGAGCCAGACCCAACGATCGAGCCTCTTCGAGATTCTTCGGGTCAGAACAAAACTCGACAAACAACGCCGGATCATTGCGAAACCGAGCGCGAACATCAGCCGGCAATTGCATGAACGAAGCATCCGCCTGCATCATGGCATGAACCGCGTCCTGATAGTTCGACACGCCCACAAAATCACCATACGTTGGCATACGAACACCGACCGGCATCTTACCGGTCAAACCGAACCGCCGGACGATAGTATTAATATCACATTCGTCACGCTCCGACTGCACGGCCAACGACGGATCATCACAGACGACACCTGTTTCACGTGAAACATCAGCCATGTCATAATTGTAAGGACTACGAAAAAACGGAACCATTATCGACCCCTTCTAAAACTGCGCGGAATGCGCAAACCAATACCACCAACATCACGGACAATCCGCCCGGCAGACTCCGCAGAATTCAAATACGGAGCCAACCGACCCGCTTCGGAACGGAAAAAATCCGCATACGCAGACGCCTCGGGAACTTCCAGCTCACGCAAACTAAGATCCACGAGACCGCGACGAAAATCCTTATCGCTGACCATCGCTTCCCACGACTTGTAACCACGGTCCCGCGCTTGCTTATCCAGCGCGTCCGCCGTATTCCAGTCGATATTTGCCCGAAGATGACGAACAATCGCCTGCCCGCCATCAGCTTCCATCAAACGCTCACGCAACCACCGATCCATGCCTTTATCATGGAAATAACGCGCCAGATCATGCTCGATAACTTTCAAGCCAGAACCAGCAGAAACACCCGGCGTTTCAGCGCGGACTTTGTCCGCTTCCGCGCTGGCCAACGCCGCCTGAGCGTCCTGCGTCCGAATCTGAGCCTGGGCGAGCTGACGCGTCAGCGAGTTACTGGCGCCACGATCCGCCGCCTCGGCCGGGTTCATCATCGTAGCAGTAGCACCAGCCGGAGTACTGGCACCACCATAGCGAGCCGACAACATCGGATTGAGGCCTGCCTTCTTCAGATCCTTCACCTCACGAGTATGAGCGGTATCCGACATCATCTTCTGGAATCGCATCTGATCACCGGCCATCGCCCGATTCTGATCATTCGTATCATCCGCCGCAAGAAATTGCGCCGCGCTCGAAAGCGCGCCGCCCCAACCGCCAGTCAAAAAACCACTGGCGGCTCCAAGAACACCACTAAGGAAACCCATAACAGTCGACTCAGAAATGATCGATCAAACCCGGCGCCGAATACATCGGCATCGGACGAACACAACGCGTATCAAAGAACCCATCGAACAACAACTGCTGACCATTCGCCGACGCACCAACCGCAACAACACGAGAAACCGGCGGCGTATCCGCAATGAACGTACTATTCAACGTAGGTACCGCCGTGAAACGCTGCGCCAGATGCCACGCATCAATAGTGGTCGCCGCCGTCGAACGCATCAAACCGGTAATCATCGACGGCTGATAACGATACTCCGCACAACGTCCCTGATAACCGAAGACATCGTCGTCCGTCGCAGGGTCACCACAATAAATCTCCTGGTTCTAGATTGCCTGTTCGCCGAGCGACGCGAACTCCGGGAAGTAAAAATCATAACGAGTAGAACGAGACCAACACTTCCGCAAACCATGCTGATACGACAGGATA